CCCATGAACCGGGCCCGGTGGGCATAAAATTGCTCTGATTCCCGATCCATCTTGAGTGTAAAACCGCAAGTGAAATGATAAACTTCCGCACTTAAAATGAGAAATATACCCTGCCGTGTTTACAGTGAGCAAGGCTTTCCCCTCCCCGATTAGCCTGTTTTTAGCACTTCGGACGGAGGGGATCAAGTTGTCAGATTGTCAGTTTCCGGTCTTGGCACACCTTTTGAATACGGTTTTTTTTGCTATGGCAACCACCACCCCAGGGGCGGTGATCTATCATCCAGAAATAACACCGACGCCGGTTGTGGACCGCAGCGCCGCGAGCAGGCTCACCAGGTGAGAGCGAACCTCGGTCACATCAGCCTTGAGCTTCGCCTGCTCGTCAGCCAGTTCTGCGAAGTTGTTGTTGATGGCCGCGTCGGCGCCCGTGCCCGAGACGGCCTCGATGGTATTGTCCTTCGATCCACCGCTCGAGTCGGTCAGGGTTTCGGCCGTGATCGCGTCCGGGTCGGTGACCGCGGCCGCGCCCAGGGCGTTGTTGGCCCCGGTGAGCCGCAGGGCGGCAACGTGGACCGTCGCCCCGGGCCCGGCCAGCCCGACGAACAGGAAGGCGGTGGTGGCGCTGGCCGCGATCCCCACCGGCTGGGCGTAGTTGGCCGGGGGCGTTGCCGTCAGAGCGCCGGCGGTGGCACCCGAGACATAAAGAAGCTGGCCGGCGGTCCAGGACCATCCGGCGTTGGTCACCAGCCCTACCCGCTGCACCCGGACCGCCACGTCGGCCCCGGCGGCCGCTTCGATCGCCAGCCCGAGGGCCGGCATGGTCGCCGCGGCGTCGGCTTTCGCCTTCCACCATTTCCCGTCGCTCTTCAGGTAGACGGCGTCCCACTGGGTAAGGGCCTGCCCCGAGTCCGCTTCCAGAACGGTGTGGATCGCGGCGTCGACAATCTGCATGTTGGCTGTCAAAATCGCATTCCAGCCGGTGACGCCGTAGCTGACCTCTTCCAGTCCATATTTCGAGGTGGTCGTCATAAATCCTCCTAAGCCTTGAGGACGGTGATGGTCGTCCAGGCTGACTTGTGGTTCTGGTCGATCGCCCCGCGGACGCGCAGGGTGACGGTCGAGGCCAGGCTGCCGTTGTCGGCGGTATTCATTGCCGAGGTATAAGTCCAGGTGTCGTCGTCCAGGCCGGTCACGGTGCGGACGGTGGATCCCCCCACCGCGACCTCGATCTCGAAGGTCCCCTCCCAGGTCGGGGCGGCGTCGGTCACGCCGTCCTCGCCGCCCACGCCGGCGCCGTCGCCCCGGACCCGGGTCCGCCAGGTCAAAACGATATCCGAGGTATAAGTCGGCCGGATGTCGGTCCCGCCGGCGAGCAGGTTTGAGATCGGATAGGGCAGCCGGGCCCGATCGGTCAGGGTCAAGGTGACGGCAGTCGCGTCCGCCAGTGCCCCGGAGGAGGCCTCGGTGTAGGGGATGGCCTTGAAGTAGCGGGTCGCGCCGGCGGCGAGCAGGGTCCCCTTGAAACGGTCCAGGTTTTCGATCGCGCCGATGAAGTAGAAGTCGGCCCCGTCGGCGTGAGCGGTTGGTTCGGTGTCCCAGAGCCCGCGCTGGATCCCGGTCAGGCGGTAACGGTCGCTGCCGAGCGGGGTCACGGTCTCAAAGCTCACGAACTCGCCGTCCAGCCAGGCCAGGTTCTGGAAGGCGATCATCGCCGCGCGCTCGATCGTTTCGATCTGATCGACGTCCTCAGAGGTGATGGTGACGGTGATCCCGGTGGCCCCGTCGTCGATCCGGTTCCCCACCCCGTGGTTGCCGTAGAGCGTTCCGTAGACGCAGTAGGACGATCCCTTCCCCAGGCTGGAGTAGGAGCTGCCGTCGGCCGAGACATAAAGCTCGAAGCCGGTCTCGATTCCAGCCTTGCGGCCGCACAGCGCCGCCACCCGGCCCGGCTCGCTCCCGTCAACCCAGGGCAACTCGATCACGACCACGTCCTCGAGTGCCTCGATCTCGGTGGTGTCCTCGTCGCCCAGGCTGCCGCCACTCACCGTCGCCTGCGTGCCGAGGTAGTAGGGGTCCTGGTAAAAGCTGAGCTCGATCTCCTCCCCGTTCTCCAGCTCACCCTCGGAAACCTCGGTCACCCGGACCACCATCTCGTCGATCCCGAGGGCCGCCGAGGTAAAGCGGAAGGCGTCGCCGGGCTGGAGGCGGAAGGCGGCCCGGCGGGCGGTGACCGTTCCCTTGGCGAGGGGGTTGCAGGCGGTGCGGAGCTGGTTGCCCGCGGCCCACTCGGCGTTGGCCTGGGTGGTGAAGAGTGGGAAGCTCACCGATTTGGACCGCGCGCCCGCCGCGCGGATCGAGGCGATGTTCCGGACGCCGATCGCGGCGTCCTTGTAAAGCATCGCCTTCGAGCTGGTCGGGTCGCGGCGGAGCAGGAAGCTCGCCTTGATCTCATTGTAGAGGTCCGGGGTGTCCGGCCGGGTGATCCGGGGAGGGGTTGCCCAGTCCGCGTCGGTGAACTCAGGCAGGGAGCCGACGGCGATGTCGGCCCGGAGCAGCCGGAGCCCGATCTTCCCATCCTCGGTCAGGTAAAGCATCCCGTCGGCGTGGCGGAGGATCTCCTCGCAGTGCGAAGCCGCCGGCGAGGAGCGGTCGAGCGCGAGCGAGATCCCGCGCGACTCGCTGTAGAGGGTGTCGGCTGCGGCCGAGAAGCTGGTCTCGTCGATCGCGGCGGCTGCCACCCCGGCCAGGTTGACCAGGACGTAGTAGAGGGCGTGGGCCGGGTTGTAGTCGTACCCGATCGTCTCGTTGGCGTTGAAGGCGAGCGTCGGCCAGTGCCCGACGGTGAAGGACATCGCCGGGGCGCGGTTGGCCCGGCCGATCCGGAGGTCGTGCAGGTAGGCCCAGCAGAAACGGCGGTACGGCGGGTTGAGGGTCGCGCCGACCTTGTCGCCGATCCGGGAGGGGGCGGTCTGGTCGGTGGTGCCGTAATAGAAGGTCATGTTGCCGTCCATCCCATCGAGCACCACCGTCTCGGCCCCGCCGCTCCCAGGCCGGGCAAGGCCGGAGGCGTTTTTATAGACCACCTTGTCCTCGCGCCGAACGGCATAAAGCGCGTCCACCGGGCCGACGCACAGCCCGACCGCCCAGGTTAGAAAATACTTGAAGCCGACCGTCTGGGACGGCATCGAGTCTCCGCCCTTGCCGGAGGTGTTTTCCTTGATCTTTTTCGATCGGTTGTAGCCATACCAGAGAACGTTGCCCGAGAGCGAGACCGTGCCGAGGATCTCCGGGACCGGCGCACCCTCGGTGCACCGCGTGACATCGAGCTTCTCGACCGTGGGCGCGGGCGGCAGGGCCGGCACGAGCAGGTTCTGGAGCCAGGGCCAGACGATCCAGTCGAGCACTCCGCTCATGCAGTCCTCCAGATCGGGGTAAACCCGGCGCGGAGCCGGTCTGTCCAGTAGGGGTCGAGGCCGCTCGTCCGAATTACGCCCGAGCCGGTGACCGAGTGGTAGAAGTGCTCGTCGCAAACCACCGCGGCGTGGGACGAACACATGCCGAACTGGAACAGGGCGACGTCGCCGTCATCCAGCCAAACAGGCTGGGCGTCGGCCACCGCTTCCCCGTCAATCGAGAGGTTGATGTTTTTCGCGACGAACAGCCCCGGCCGCCCAAGCAGCCCGGCGGCGAGCCGGTCATCGTCGGAGTGAAGGTGCCAGTCGCGCGGGTAGGATGGGATCTCGGCAAGCAGGGACTCCGGCAGGCGGCCGGCCTCGACCAGGGCGGCGACGACGAAGTGGATGCAGTCCGCGCCCGCGCCCTTGACCGCGCAGTGGTGCCGGAACGGGGTCCCAACCCAGGAGTCAAGCACCGACTGCAGGTTATTTTGATCCAACCGTAGGTTGGTCATTTGTGCACCCAGGTCACGGGATTGTCGAGCGGGATATAAGGAAACCCGCCGAAGTTGACCACGTTGTTGAACTTAGCGAGGCAGGTGGCGATCGTCCCGTCGCAGCCGGGGAGGGCAGTCACCGTCTCACCGGTGGTGAGGCCCGGGATGGCCGCCTCCAGGGTGACGTCGTTGCCGGTGTGCCCGACGATCATCCGCTTGTAATCGCCCTGCTCGACCGAGCCGTAGGTCCAGTAGCCGTCGGCCTCGGCCCCAAAAGCGGCGGCGGTGAGGGTGAGACCGTCCGCACTGACCGTCACCGCCGGGGTGATGGCGTAGGAGGCACTCAGCTTTCCGCACTCGGTCCCGAACACCTGCCAGTTGCATTCCGGGGTGTAATTCAGGCGCGGCACCTCGCGCCGGAGGAGGTAGTCCATCCCGACGCAGCGCACCCGAGCGGTGGGGCCGCTCACCGCGGCGTTGAGCACGGCCCCGTAAAACAGCAGGGTCGGCAGGCCGGGATCGTCGCGGAGGATCTTCCACACCCGGACCCAGGCCGGGGCGATCGCCGCGCCGGCGAGGGTGTCGGCGATCACCGGGGAGGATTTGGGCATCTCGATCTCGATCTCGCCGGAGTCGAGGTTGGCGTTCCAGCTCACCCGGCCGCGGGTGAGCGCCGCCGGGACATACTCGTCTCCATTAAACCAGACCGCGGCGTCGGCCGAGGTGAAAAACCACTCGCTGGTCCCGCGCGTGAAGTGGTAGATTTCCACCGGGGTCCGGAGCGGAGCGCCCTCGCGGGCGATCAGATAGGCGCCGGCGCTCTTCATTCATCCTCCCCGCTCAGGGTGGTCATGGCCAGCTCGACGTCGCCAACCGTCTCGGTGTCGTAGCCGACCTCAATCTCGTCCGAGTCGAACCGGGCGAAAAGCAGAAATGAGACCCGAAGCCGGCCGAGGTCGGTGGCGGCGCAGGCCTTGCCCACCGCGGCGTCGAGGTTGAGCTGGGTGCCGCCGGTGACCGACGCGACCTTCCGGCAGACGTGGGTTTCGTCCGGCCAGGCGATGAACAGGTGCCGGCCGACGGTGGTCTCCGGCAGCCAGCTTGTCTCGTAGTCGGCGTCGGCCGAGACGTGGAGGTGGGTGTCGCCGGCGAGGATGGCGGTGGTCACAGTCAGGTCGGAGGACCAGCTCGGGAACCAGAAGCCCCGGGCCCGGCCGCGGCGATCGTTGAAAAACTCGACCAGGTCCCAGACCCCGTCCCGATCGAGCCCGGTCCAGAGCGCCTTGAGGGCGCGCCGCGGTTCGGTCTCGCGGCACTCGGAGGTCTCGGAGCCCATCCCGGCGAAGACCTCAACCGACCGGCGGTGCTCGGTGGAGGGTTCGGAGATCCAGTTCGGCTCGACCGCGAACAGCGGGGCGGAGCGGTAGGTTTCCCATCGACTCCAGGAGAAAATCTGGGCGCCGTAGGTCTGGTTGGCCGCGTAGAGCCGCCCCTCGCCGGCGAAGCCGTTCGCCGTCGTGCCGGAGGTAACGATCGTCTCGATTAGGGAGGGGGCCGACGGGTCGGAAACATCGACCAGCTTGATGTCGCCGTTGAAGACGGCGGCGTAGCGGCCGAACAGCTTGACGGCCCAGGGTGTCGCCATCGCCAGTTCCCCGACCACGGTCATGGCCGCCGGGTTGGAGACGTCGAGGATAAAATATCTGGTGTTGAATTCGGCGACGTGGAGCAGCCGGTTCCCCTCGATCGCAATGTTTGGGATCTGGACGCCGTCGTAGTAGGTCCCGAGCAGGTTGTAGGAGGAGTCGTAAACCTTGACGCCGGCGGTGCCGCAGACATAGATCCGCGATCCATTCTCGCTCACGGCGATCGACTTGGCGTTGGCGGCTTCGTGGTGGGACAGGGAGGGGTTGGTCGGGTCCGAGACGTCGATCACGCTCCAGCCCCGGGTGTCCATCGCCAGGTAAACCAGGTTCCCCCGCTTGACCAGGTGGTCGGTGGCGTCGGAGGAGTTGGTGTAGCGGCCGACGAAGACCGGCGCGGTCGGGTCGGAGATGTCCCAGATCTGAAGCGCGCCCTGGTTCGTTCCCGTCCCGGACCCGCCGAGGTAGGCGTAGTCGCCGTCGACCTTGCAATCATTGACGTTCGTGACGGCGGTCGAACTGAGCAGGACCGGGCTGGTCGGGTCGGAGATGTCGAGGATGACCAGGTGGCCATAATCGGCGATGAACATCAGGTCGCCCCGGACGACCAACTCGTAGGCGGTGCCGGAGGTATTGTAGCTTCCCAGCGAGGTCGGTCCCTCGACCAGTTCCCGCAGCGTGGGGAGGGCCTTCGAGGCGTTGAGCGGGGACTCGACCAATTCGAGGGTGATCCCGGCCGCGGTGCGGGTGGAGAATGACGTCCCGATCGCCGCCGGCAGCCGGCCGCAGATCAGGGGATAGACCTCGGTCCCGGCCGGCCAGGTTGCGGACAGCGCGGCCGAGAGGTCAATCCGGTCGGCATGCACCGCCGCGATCGCGGCGGCCTCGTATTTGGTCGAATCGGCGGGGTCGGAGTTCGGGGCGAGCAGCAGGCACCAGTCCCCGGCGTAGAACCCGCGCCCAGACGCAGCGTCGCAGGCCAGGACGGCCGTTCCGGCGGCGGCCTGGGCAGAGAGCAGGGCCCGGCCCGGCCAGGACGGCACGCCAACCACGCAGTGCTGGTTGGCCCGGATGAACCGGTCGAGAAACCGGGACCGCGACCGGGTCTCGGCCGCGGTGTTTCCCAGGGTGGAGAGGGCCATCGAGATCCGGCGGGTCGGCCAGGTGCGGAGTTCGCTGCGCTGCTCGGTCCCGGCATCGAGCCGGACGACCGCCGTCCGCCAGGCATAGCCGATCCGGACCGGGCTCGACCAGTCGGGCCGGAGGGCGAGGATGGCGGACGGCACGCTGAGCGTGGTCATATTTTTGTCGCTCCGCGTTGCATCGGTTCCGCCGCGCCCGCCTCCCGCGCCAACGAGCGCGGGCCACCTTTGAGGACGATCATCATCATTTGATTCCCATTGCCCGGGCGGCGGCGGCCGGGTCGCTCCGGAGCTGGTTGAAGATCGCGCGCCGTCCGGCGGCGGAGGCGAGGTACTCGTCGAGTTCGCGCCGGTCGAAGAAGTTGATGATGTTGACGCCGGACGGTCCGACCGACCCGCCCGAGGCGAAGGCCGCCTGAGGCGGCACATAAATTGGCAGGTTGAGGTTCATACCCGAGAATAAGCTGCGCGGGATCAGGCGGCGGCGGAGGGCCTCCATCACGCCGGAGCCGTAGAACCGGACGGCGTCCACCGGCTGGACGTACTCGCCGGCGGTCAGGCGCGCGGGGATGTTGTCCGCCCGGTCGTTCGGGCTGTAGCCCCGCACCGGCCCGCCGGTGGCGTAAGCCTGGGCGCGGATCGAGGCGACCCGGGCCAGGCCGTTGGCGTAGATCAGCGTGGCCAGGATCGGGCCGAGGTAGGGACCGCCCTCTTTCAGGGCACGGGTCGCGGCGATCTGGGCGTTGATCATCGCCTCGGCTGCTCCCGCGAGCTTCATGGCAATGAACGCCTCCTTGCTCTTTTTGCCGGAGAGTTCGTAAACCTGGGTGGCGAGCTCCGTTGCCTGCCCGGCGATCTCGGCCCGGGTCTGCATCTCGGCCATCAGCAGGCGTTCCTTTTCCTCGGCCTCGGCCTTGGCCTGGGCGATCCGCTTGTCCGACTCCTCTTTTTCTTTTTTGGTTTTTTCCTCTTCGGACTTGGCCTGTTCCGCGGACCACTCGTTGTAGTAGTTCCGCCACTCCCGGAGGTTGAGCAGGTGCTGTCTTTGCAGCTCCTCCGGGGTCGGCGCGGTGGATTTGGGTTTGGCGGTGCTGCCGGTGCCGCCGGTCCCGCCGGCGGGGGCGGCTGGCGCAGGCGGGGGTGTGAGATAGTCCGCCCGGAGCTTATCCTGGATTTTTTTCTGATCGGCGGCGATCGTAGCCAGTCGGGCACGCGCCCAGGCGGCGCGTTGATCCATATTTCCGGCCACCTCCGGACCGCCGAAACTCAAAGTCCACGAAGGAGTGTGGTCGCCGGCGTTCCATTTGTCCACCGCCGCCAGCCAGGTCTTGAGTCGGGCGGCCTCGTCACCCAGTTCGATCAGCTTTTGCTGCTGCGGCAGGGCGTTCATGTTGTTGATCAGCATGGTCAACCAGGTCAGGGCGTTGGAGATCTGCTCGATGAACTTTGCCAGGTTGCCGCCGGCCAGCCACCCGCCGAGCGCCTCCATGAACTCGCTCACCGCCGTCTGGATTCGGGTCATGACCCCGGAGAAGCCTTCCATCTTGGCCTGGGCGGCATCGCCGAATCGCTCCTCGACCTGCTTCATCACCGCGGCGAACTTCTCGTTTTTGGGAATGTTCTCGTCAACCTTAATCCCGTAGCGGCCGAGCATTTCAGTCTGGCCCTGGAAAGCTTTCCCCACCAGGGTCGCGGCCGATCCCAGGTCAATGTCCAGACCGGCCGCCAGGTTGAGCGCGGCCGAAAGCGCCTTGTCCATCGCATCGCCGGTCAGCCCGAATTGGATCAACTGTTTTTGGGCGGATTCAATTTCTTCTTCTGTTACTCCGGTCAGGTCCTGCATTTCGGAGGCCAGGTCTTTCGCGTGGGCGATGGCCTTTTCGGAGTAGACGCCGCGGGCCTTCATTGCCGCGGCCAGCCGGAGGTCGGCCTGCTCCTGCTCGGCAAAGGCGACCACGCATTTTTTGGCCCCCTCATAGATTGCCGCGAAGGAGAGTGCTCCGCCGATCGCAGCCAGGCCGCCGGAGAGTACGCCGCTCATTCGGCTCATGTTGTCCATCTCGCCCGATACCTTCCGAAGTTCGGCGGAGGCGGCGTCTTTGGCTTTGATCAGCAGCTCAACGATATTGTTCGGCATGTTATCTCTTCATCCGGTTCAGCGTTTTGTCCCAGTCCTTGGCTTCACTCCAGACTGCGGCGCGCAGCATCCCGAGGTCCTCGAGGAGCAGGCGGGCGGCGATCTTCGCCTGCCCCTCGGCGAAGCTCAGTCCGTAGTCGAGGGCGGCGGGTCCGTGGCCAGCCCGACAAAGCCGAGCGTAGAGTTCCGCAGCGCCTTCCGCATCTGATTGACGATCCCGATGACGGTCTGGTCCAGGCCCAGCCACTGGGCCGCCGCGAAAAAATCCCCGTTGACATCCTGGAAGGCCAGCCACAGGGCCTTGAGTTCGGACGGGGCCAGGTCAATCAGGTCGTCGAGTGTGACGCTGGTCCAGCGGGCGGCCACGTCGGCGAGGAGATCGCGCACGTCGTTGACGTTGCTGAACCGGTCCTTGAGATCGAGCGCCTCGCGGAGCGTGATCTCCCGGACCTCGATCTGTTTCCCGCCGACATCCACGATTTTTGATTTTCTCATCTTCCGGTTCCCTCCGGCCGGCGCCAACGAGCGCCGGCCACTTTCGGGTCGAGCGTCACGCTCGTCACGCTGCCTCGTGGTCGCGGACGCGGACGACGTAGGTGCCGTCCTCGTCCGAGTCGTACTGGATCTCGCCGTTGAACTCGAGGGTGGCGAAGTCCTCGCCCAGGTAGACGGTGTCGCCGGCCGGGGTGAGGTTGACGCGGTAGATTTCGACCTCGACCCGGCGGAAGTTGTCCTGGTCCACGCCGAGGAAGAGGAGCCGGCCCTGCATCTTGTTCAGGGTGTCGCCGGTGACGAGGGAGCCGCCATTGATCGCCAGCCAGGTCGAGCCCACGGTGCAGGTGTCTCCCTCGGTTACGATGGCGCCGGTGGAGAGAAACTTGATCATGCCGTGGACCAGGTCGAGCTCGTAGTCGGTGCCTTTGACGCAGGGGGTGGCGCTTTTGAGCACCGCCGGCAGGTGGTCCGGGTCGAGGTTCTTGTAGGAGAGCGGCACCCACTTGTCGAGGTGGGCGACGACCGACTCCGGGCTGCCGGTGTTGTTGCTCGCCGACTGGGTGTAGGCCGCGGCGCTGCCCTGCATCGCCAGGGCGAGGTTCTCGGGGTTGATGTCGGTCAGGGTGAACTTGAGCGACTGGCTCTTCTTGGTGGTGACCGAGCTGACGACCTGGCCGTAGACGCCGTAGCGGGCGGACTTGAGTTCCTTCTTTTCGGTGGTGATGCCGGTGATGGCGAAGTTCTGGGCGTTGCCCAGGTCGAGGTAGCCCTGGCTGTCCCCGTCGGCGTCGAGGACGTCGAAGAGGATCTTGCCGGAGCCGAGGTAGGATTCAGGTTCGTAGGTCGAAGCGGTCATGGCTGCCTCCTTAGAGCACCACCGGGCTGACCCCGGCGAGGTGGCGGACGGTGTGGGTCCCGTTGGTGGCCTGGTCCCATTGTATTTCGCCCTCGAAGCTAAGCTCGGCGAACTCGGTCGAGATCCAGTTGATATCGCCGGACGGGGTGAGGTTGGCCTTGGGGATGGCGACCTCGACGACGCGGTTGCCGGCGAGGTCCACGCCGCAGAGCAGGATCCGGCCTTCGAGTTTGGTCAGGGCGTCGCCCTCGACCTCGAATCCGTTGGCAATGGCGAGCCAGGTGGACTCGACCTCCAGCACCTCGGCCTCGGTGATGGCCCCGCTGGTGAGGGGTTTAATCAGGCCGTAGGCGTAGTCGATGATGTAGTCGCCGGTGCCGTCGGTGGGGTCGTACTCGTCGTAGGTGGTGCCGCCGCCGGACGCCTTGACCACCGGCGGGGTTTCGGTGTCGAGGTTGACGCCGGCCAGCCGGGACCAGCGGTCGAGGTGGGCGGTGACGTGTTCGTGCGCGCCGACGTTGTTTCCGCCGGCCTGGGTCCAGCCGGCGTCCGATCCCATCAGGGCGAGGGCGAGGTTTTTCCGGTTGATGTCGGTCAGGGTGAACTTTAGGCTCCGGCTGATCTTGATCATCACCGAGTCGGAAACCTGCCCGTAGTTTTCGGAGCGCATCGAGATCATTTCCTTCTTGTCGGCCGACACGCCCGAGATGGAAAAGACCTTAGCGTTGCCGACGTCGAGGTAGCCCTGGCTGACGCCGGAATCGTCGAAGACGTCGACCAGCAGCCGCCCGCTCCCGAGGAAGCTTTCCGATTGGTACTCGTTGTTCATCTCAATCTACCTCCCGCGGCTCCCGCCGCCTCAGACTTTAACTTTCCGGCGGAGCCGGTATTCGGCCGACCACGCGCAGAGCCGGAGCCCGTAGTCGTGGCCGACCACCTGTTCCTCCATCAGTTCGAGTTTCCCGTCCTGGATCAGCGTCCCGTCGACCGTGGCGCTGAGCGTCTGCTCGCTGAGCCGGTCGCGGACGGCTTCGATCAGCTCGTAGGCGCCCGGCTGGGAGACGGTGTTGTCTCCTCGCCGGGCCTCGGCCTCGCCCCGGGTGGAGTGGTCGGCGACGTAGACGACCACGGTGATCTCCTGGCCGGTCTGGCGGTTTTCCGGGATGCACCGCATCCGCGGAACCTGGACGTAGACCCGGGGGAACTTCCCGCGGGAGATGTCGGCCAGGACTTTCGGGTCCGAGAGCTGGCCGCCGTAGCTTTCGACCGAGACGGCGCCGAGGGTGGTGAGGTCGGAGAGCCGGGCCAGGACCGCGTCCTCGACCTCGGTGTAGGTGAGGCTGCCGCGGGCGGTGACCGGGGCCGCCGCCGGGATCCGGGCCAGCTCGCACCATCCGGCCAGGGCCGACATCTGGGCGGACGAGTCCATCACGACGGCGAGGGGGGCAAAGGTGTCCGTTGCGATCAGGCCCGTCACGGTGTGCGGTCCGGGCCCGGTGAACGACAGGAACTTGACGCCGTTGATTCCGCCGCTGGACGCGATCCATCCAATCAAAACCATGTCCGAGGCTCCGGCTCCGGAGACTGTCACGCTGGCAGAGAGCCGGTCAACCGAGCGTTGTACCGAGGAAACCGAGACGGTCGGACCGGTAGAGGTCAGAAGTCCGAGCGCCGCGGTCAGGCAGGGCGGGCTCGACCCGGCCGCGTTGGTGGCGGTGATGCAGACCAGGGCGGGGAAGTCGATATCGAGCCCGGCGAACTCTCCACCGACGGAGGAGAAATTTAGGACAACGGTCACGTCACCGGCTCCGTCCGCCACGCCGTTCCCGACCTCGATCAGGGTCGGGGTCCAGTCGAAGATGGAAACGCCCCAGACGTGGACCGTGGCTCCGGCCTCGGCGGTGGCGACCAGGCTGCCGGAGTCCCCGTTTCTGGTGCACGAGACCAGGACCGGGGCCTCGGGCGGGGACGGAAGCGGATCGGGTTCCGGCGGGGTGACGGAGCATCCCAGGTGTCGGATCTGGTAGTTGGCCAGGCCGGAGGAGACGCAGGTCAATTGGATCTTGAGGTAGCGGCCGGCGGCGTCAGCAGCGGCGCGGAAACCGGCCAGGGTGAGTTCGCTGGACCAGGACCCGGCCGGGCTGTTGGCGATCTCGTACTTCAAAGTGTAGCCGGCCACGCCGACTGAGGCCGCCCACTGGGTCTCGTCGTCGACGGCGAGGGTGGAGAGGTCCCAGGTCGCGTCGTCCTCCCCGGCGTCGAGGGTGACGACCGCGCCCGCCTGGGTGGTGGCGTAGATCGACGCCGGGGCCGTGGGGTACGACTCGGCCGAGGCGTCGTAGGCGGTATAGCGGCGCACGCTGTAGGTCGCGCCGATGTGGTCGGAGGAAATCCCGCCGGCGGCGGCGTGGGAGCCGTGGAGGGTAAGGCCGGGATTCTCCTCCGCAACCAGCGTCGGCATGAGTGGGGCGGCCGAGGTGGAGCCCGAGCCGAGCAGGGTCCAGGAGGAGGATTCTCCCCAGCGGTAGAGCCGGATGAAGGCGTTGCTCGTCCCGGCCCCGACCGCCTGGTAACCAAACTTGAGGTAGAGGATGTCGCCGTTGGCGATGGACGCGCTGCCGGAGAGCGGGTTGAGGTCCAGGCCGGTGGTGAACATTGTTCCGGCGGCATCGTAAAGCTCGAGCCGCACGCGGGTCGCGGAGACGATGTAAACCTTCCACCTTTTCATCCCGTTGACGGCGGTGTATTCGGAGATCGGGTGTCCGGTCACGGTCGTGGAAGTGGCCTTGAACCAGTGGTGGATGGTGAACTCGTTCACGTTGCGCTGGGCCGCGGCGTGGTCGAGGAAGAAGAAGCCGGTGTTGTTGAGCGCCTCGTACCCGGTGAAGGGGGTGATGCCGGGCGCGATCGCGGTCATTGCGCCGACGAAGTTCTGGCCGAGGGCCAGGTCGGGTTCCTGGTAGCGGATGGCCCGCGCCGTTGCCGGGATGACGAACGGGCCGAGCGCCACGTCGCAGAGGATGGCGGGCGTGGCGATCAGATGCGGCCGGAGCCGGACCGCTCCCCCGCGCAGCTCGAACAGGGTCGGAGCGGCGGAGAGATCAAAGGCCGAGGCCGGCGCGGTGATGGTCGGCATCTAGAACCTCTCCAGCTTGGTCCGGGTAAGCTGCTTCTCTGGGTTGGTCGAGGAGACTACCGGGCGGTTATTCTGCGGCGGCGTGCCGCCCGGGTCGTCGGCGCCCAGGCTGACCACGCCCTTCGATATGTCGCGGAGGAGCCGGACCTGGTTGTCGTAATCGGTCTTGACCTGGTCGGGGACGGAGACCAGGGAGCGGCGGGCGTGGAGGTGGTAGATGGCCATCCGGACGGAGGCGAGCCGGATCACGGTGGGAACCGGGGAAAGCGGGACCGTGTGCCGGGTGCCGACGTAGCCGTCGATCTCGGCGTCGGCGTCGGCGATCGCCCGGGTGACGACTTCATCCACCACCGCTCCGGTGTTCTCGTCATCGGTGAGGGTGATGAGGCTGTCTTCTGGGAGCTGGAGCAGGATGTCGGCCTTGGTCGAGTATGCCATCTATCGGTCCTCCGTTTCTGGGTCGGTCAGGGTTTCTAAAAACGGCCCGGGAGCGTTTACGCTCGTTGCGGGCGAGGTGATCGTTACCGGGCCGTTGCCTACAAACCCTGGACCTACTTCACGCGGAGCATCTTGTCCGCTTTGAGGCGGGCGATCTGCCCCGGGGTGAAGCTCGCGGGCACGTCCTGCCACTCGCTGGTCCACTTGACGCCGCAGCGGATGAAAGCCTTCCTCGGACTCACCGTGCGGCACTGGAGCGGCTGAGCCGCTTCTTTGGTCCCGGCCTCCGGCTGGGCCGGCGGCAGAGTTGCGGTGACCTTTTCCTTCGTCATTCGTACCTCCTGCATTTTTTTGCGGGGGTGCGGGGGAGGTCACCTCCCCCCCGCTCCCGGCTTAGAAATTAAACCGTCGCCCGGACGTTCTCGATGATTTTGACCATCCCGAAGTCGGGGTTGGCCGCTCCGGCCGACGTGGTCGGCATCTCAAACAGGGCCTTGGCGGCGAAGAGGTCGGTTGGGTGGACCAGGATGTGGGTCGGGGTGATGCCGAGCGGCCGGCCCTGGTCGTCGAGCAGGGCCATCATCGCCGCGCGGGCCGCGCGCCAGGAGGTGGAGTCGAGCGCGTCCTTGCAGGCATAGGCGAGCTGCCACATGCCGTAACCGCAGGCCTTGCGGTCGTCCACGCCGTAGCTGAAGACCTTCCGCTCGAAGACGTTCTCGTCGTTGGGGTTGTCCTTCCGGGTGAGCTGCGGCTCCTGGCGGACCTGCATGATGAAGGGCTTGAGCGGCTTGGAGAGGTCGAGCAGGTACCAGTAGTAGGTCGCGGAGCCGCTGTTGAGGTTGGCCGCGGTGGTGGCCGCGCCGGCGGCGGTCACGGCCGGGTGGTCGGTGTCGAAGAAATACTGGCCATCGAAGCAGAGCTCGGTGAACCCGGCCTCGAGGCACTCGACGAGCAGCTCTTCCTTGTGCTGGGCCGCGGCCTCGGCCAGCATCCCGATCATCGGGGTGAAGACACCGTACTGGTCATCGAGGATCTTATTCCGCGGGACATCCACGGTGGCCTCGAAGTCCCGGTTGGCCAGGACGTAGTGGTACGCGGCGAGGTTGGAGTGCTGGCGCTCGCCGATCCACTCGCGCATTTTGGGCACGCCGCCGAGGAAGCCGTAGTCGGTGCTCTCGGAGGCGCTGGGGAAGACGGAGGCGAGCAGGGCGACCAGGTTGGTCTTGAGCTGCATCGCCGCCATCGACCGGTTGAACTCCGCGGAGAACGTCCGGTAAAGGTTGGCGAGGTTGGAGGCATTGATCAACATTTTCTTCTCTCCTTTTCGGTTGGGGGCGGCGGGCGGCCGCCCCCGGGTTGATGGTTCAGACGCTGTCGGCCGGCGTCAGTCGATTAACTGGTGAGCCGCTTCCGGGACGCCTCGAACCAGATCCCGCTGACCAGCAGGGTGTTGTTGCTGGTGGTGTGAGTGCCCGGGGTCAGTTCGACGGTCAGAATCTGTGCTCCGCTCTTCACGTCGGCGGCGGCGATGGTGGCGGTGTATTCCGCCCAGGTGGTGTTGGTCACGGCCGCGGTGGCGTCCTCGACCTTGGTGTCGCCCTCGTCGAAGTAGGAATCGAGGTTGATCACCGGGTGGTCCGTGTTGACGCCCTCCTTGGCGCGGCAGTGGAAGACGATGTCCTTGGTGGTGTCCACGTCGGCGGGCAGCACCACCTGGCAGACGACCGGGGTGGAGTCGGAGGCCGCCCAGGTGATGGCCAGGCAGGAGTCGGTGTCGCCGTTGATGTGGTCCAGCTTCGGCGTGGTGTCTTTGGTCAGGTAGCCGATGACGTTGGTCGCATCGCCCTCGAGCACGGTGGCCAGCGGAACCGGGATGACGTACTGGGCGGTCTCGAGTGCCACCTTGTTCGCGTCGGCGATGACCTTGATTTCCGCCAGGGCGCCGTCGGCGTCGGTGGCGGTGGTGCTGTTGTTGGGGTCGGAGAACGTGACCACCGAGGCTGCGATGGTCGCGCCGACGATGCAGGCGGAGTCGATCTGGATCCAGCCCTCGGTGGAGGAGATGTATTCGACCAGCCGGCCGCAGGGGATCAGGTTCGAGCTGGTGTTGTCGAAGGTGCAGTCGTCCTTGACGTACATGATCGAGCCGACGTGCGACTGCGAGATCGAGGTGGCGGCGAACTTGAAGCAGCCGGTCCGGCGGACGAGGACGTTGATGTAGCCGTCGGTGGCATGGGCGGAGTTGTCCGCGGTTTCCTCGGCCACGCCGACAAAGATCGTGGACGCGGTGTCGGCCGCCGGGATGGCGTAGCCGGACGAGTTGATGCTGACCATCCCGCCGGCGTAGATGCAGACCGACCGGTAGACCGGCAGCACGACGAACTGGCCGTCCTTGCGCTCGGTGTTCCGGTCGGCGCTGAGGGCCATGCCGAGGAGCGGGAGCATCGAGAGCGCTCCGAGGATCAACATGAGTAACTGGATCTTCATTTCATTAACCTCCCTGGGCGGCTGAGCCGCCTCGTTGTTTTTCGGTCTCGCCCGCTCCAACGAGAGCGGGCCACCTTTGGGGCGCGGGGATCATCCCCGCGGCGCGTGCTTCCGATAGGTTTCGCGGTCCATGCCGCAGCGGCGCAGCATCTCGTCCGGCGGATCACCCGCGGACGCGCCGGAGTTGGCCCGGTCGGAGAGGGACACGGTGTCGATGCCGTCGAGCGGGACGACGGGCACGGCCTTCTCAACGAAGGCTGCGAACTGGGTGGGCCGTTCCTTGGCCTCGGTCAGGGCCCAGTCCTTGAGGGCGGGCGGAATCTTCCCGGCCTTCATCGCGGCGTCGACCACCTCGGTCGCGGTGCGGGTGGCGAGCTGGTCCTTGAGCGCGGCCAGGTCGGCGGCCACGCTGGCGTCCGGCCGGGCGGAGAGCGCGACCACCGCGGCCACGACCTCGGACTCGGGCGCGGCCGGGGCGAGTTTCAACACGCCGCGGACGTTGGCCGCGAGCGCCATCTCGGGCTCGGCCCGGGATTTGAGCTCGGTCAACGCGGCCTCCGCGCCTCCTCCGCCAGCCAGCTTGGCGATGGCCGCCAGGCAGTCTTCCTCGGTCCCCGTTTCCGGCAGGCCGAGGGCTTCGAGCAACTTTTTCAGGTCCATCAGTACCTCCTCCTTCTTTGCTTCGGCCATGCCGAGCGCGGTTGACCCGGCGGCGGTGTCGGACGCCACCAGCGGGTCGATGTTGGTGAGCGCCGGCCGGTTGGTCAGCGCCACCGATTTGATGCCCACCACGCGGCCGTTGGGCCAGTGAATGACGGGCGAGAAATACCGATACTCGCGGCTGCCGAGCATGGCCAGCGCCCGCTCGGTCCAGGTGATGCCGGCGGCCCAGAGTCCGTCGGGCCGGGCTTCGAGCTTGAACCACCCCGCCGCCGGAGCGGTGCCGTCGGGCGACCGGTAGTCCAGGCGCTCGGGCTTGCCGGTTTCCGGGTCGGTGAATTCCACCAGGCCCTGGGTCTGGTGTTCGTAGTCGATCGGGAGGTCGGTCCCGCCGGCGGCAAAGGCCGCAACCGCCGCGGCCGCGCCGGCGGCGTCGAGCACCACCACCCGTCCGTCGCGGGTCCGGGACTCTCCGAGCGGCAGGAGGCGGAACTCCTTCGGCGCCAGCGTGACGCTGGACCCGTTGGCCGCCGGCACAATTTCCCTGAGAGTGAGGGTCCGGCCTTCCAACTCGCGCAGAAAGTTCTTCATCAGTTGCCTCCTTCGGTCAGATAGCCAGCCTTGGTCATCCAGGTCTCGGTCTTGCGGATGATGGTGTCCCAGTCCTCGTCCTGAATGACGAGGAACGGCCGGGCCGGGATGTTGCGCTCGGCCCAGCCGAACTGGTGGACGGCGCCGTAGATTTTCGGGGTGCCGATTTTCACCTCGTCCCGGCTCGCGTTCGAGTGGATCGAGCCGAGCAGTCCGCCGGCCCAGCCCTGGACGATCAGGGTCTTGCCGCCTCCAGCGCCCATCTCGCCGTGGGATTTTTTCACCAGCCCGGTAAGGACGCGCTGGGATGGTATCCAGGCGTTTGGCCGTCCGCCGGCCTCGAAGTTTTTCTGGACGGAGCGCACGATCACCGCACCGAAGATTTTCATCAGCGGCGTCGGGTTATCGAGGCGGTTGATCATGGCCTGGAGATTGGCCCGGACCGCCGCGTCTTTGATCTCGAAGGTGATGCTTGATCCGCCCATCAGGCAGCCTCCGCCATTGCCGCCGCGCCAGGGTTATAATCCCAACCCGGCCCCACTCCGCGGGGATGCTGGATGGTTTCTCCGGTCCGGGGGTTCGTCCACTCTTCCATCACCACCGGCGGTGCCTCGCGCCGAACCTCGAACCGGGTGCCCTCGTATTGTTTTGACAGTTCGGCAGCTTCTTCGTCGTCGCACGAGACCACGCCGCACTTGCAGCCCCAGTCGTTGGGCGGGTAGTGCGTTGCCCACCAGGGATCGTTCGCCGGCAGGACCAGGTTGTACCAGATCATGTGGTCCGGCCGGGGCTCCAAACTTGACGATGCAACGTAACGCAAATATGGGAACACGCTCAGCGTGTCGGGATCGGTCTGCTGCTGGTAGCGGCCGGCGGAGTAGGCGACGGAGAGGTTGGTCTGGAAGATGACCTGGCTGCGCCAGGCGAACTCGGGCGTGCCGGCGGCCGGGCCCCAGTCGTACTTGTCAACGATGCCCTCGAAGTCTTTTCTAAATTGGTCCAGCGTCGTTCCTTCATTTATGCCGGCGGTCACCGCCTCGCGGAGTTCCTGGAGCAGGTCCTGGTCCATTGCCCCGGCGACGGTGAAGGAGCGGGTGTGTTCCGCTCCCCAGATCGCGTCCCAGGTTTCGCTGGGCAGGTTCAGCTTCTTGAGGAAGAACTTGATCGCCTCGTCGAACGGGAGGCTGCCCCACTGTGCGGAAGTCGGCATTACTTTTTCACCCTTTGAACGTCAGACCGACCGGCGAGCTTCGCCAGGGCGAAAGACTGGGCCTGCGCCGTGCCCAGGTTGTCCTGGTCCAGCTTCATGCTGGAGAGCGCGGCCTGGAGTTCCTCGAGGCTTTTGGTCCCGGCGATCAGCTTCCGGAGCGGCGCGAGGTGGGCGTTGAGGGCGGGGCCGACGTTCCGGCTGGTCCAGTCCATCAGTGCCTGTTTCGTCGCCTCCATCTTCGTCACGGTCGGGTCATCGACGAGGGTTTCGGGGAGCGCGGGTGCGCCCGCGTCGGCCAGGGCCGCGCCGCCCGCCAGGTCTTTCATCACTGCGGGGGTCCGGGGGGCGGCTGAGCCGCCTCCAATGTCACTAGCGGGTGCGGCGCCGAAACCATTGAACCCGCTCAGCGGGTTGGACGCTGCCCGGATGACGGCCGTCTCGCCGGGTTGGCGGAGGGGAATTTTCAGGGTTTCCGAGAGGTGTTCCTGGGAGACGTCCATGCCGAGCTGGTTGATCGCCTTGTCGTAGAGTTCGACCAGGGCGGCCTTGTCTTCGGCGGGCTCGACCATGCTGTGGTAGCGCGGGACCGGGGCGTCCGCACCGTAGTTGAAGATCACCCAGGGGCGGAGAAGCTGGTCGGTGATGGTGTCATCGAGCGCGCGGCCGTCGGACTCGATCAGGTTGTCGAGGATCCCGCCGTGGACCTCGCCCAGGGCGCGGGATCCGGATCCCGACGCTCCGCCGGCCTCGGAGGTGAGAAGCTGTCCCAGAACAGCCAGCGTCATCCGCTTTTCCATCCGGGAGATGAAGCGGTCGAACAGGTCGGCGGTGCCGGCGGCGGAGCCGGACTCGATCAGGTCGATCTTCATCGACTCGGAGATGGCGGCGGCGTAGTCCGCGCCCATCGCGGCCAGGGCGGAAACGAGCGCGTTCTTGTCGTCTTCGCTGGCGCCGGCGGGATAGGTCCCGATCCGGGCCGGGGTGCCGAAGGTTTCGCAGAATCCCGCCCAGTCCTTGACGGCATAGTTGACCAGGAGGTAGAGCCAGGCGACCGCGCGGCCGAGCCCGAGCCGGACGTCGAAACCGGCGCGGGAGCGGTGCCGGTGGAGGACGAACTTGAAGGGAGGGAGTTCAATCCCCATCGGCTCGGCGTCGGTCACCAGCCGGGCCTGCATCGAGTTCGCATAGGTGATGAACTTGGGGTGGATCCACTCCAGCCGCCCGATCGAGACCGAGCCGCCGGCCACGCGCCAGTGGATCTGGAGGAGGGAGACGCCTTTGAGGAGCGCGTCGAGCAGGTCCATGATCGCGCCGGTCCAGTTCGGGATGGACTCGATCATGGCGGTGGCGGCGGCGCAGATCTCGCGGGTGCGGGGTGAGTCGTCGCCCTTGGGCGGGACGATCTCCCAGCCCTTGGCGACCAGGCTGAGCTTGCGGGTCTGGAGCAGGGAGGCGAGGTGGTTGTCCTTCTCCTCCATCTCCTCGAACAGCTCCATCGCGCGGCGCATCTCGCCCAGGTCCATCTCGTCGAGGATCCCGGCCAGGCCGCCGGGGGTGAGGCCCGCGGTCGGGTAGTTGGAGAACCGGTCGCGGATGGTGGCCACGCGGGCGGGATCCACCGGCGGTTTTTTCAGGGCCGCGGCCGGGATCAGGTTTCCGTTGGCATCGTACAGGTCGGGCATCACCATGCTCCTCTGCGGCGGTCGGAGGCGCTCCGCTGGTTGGGACGCTCGCGCATCCGGCCGTCGTTGTCGTTGCGGTTGTCGGCCCGGGCCCAGCGGCGCCCGTCGCCAACGGCGAGGTACTCGAGCGGGCCGGCGTCGCAGTTCCGGATCGCGAAGACGCCGAGCGCAACCGCAATTCCGCCGTCGCCGTGCCGCTGCCCGCCGTCGCGTCCCTTGCCGCGGTAGTTTTCCGGAAGCTGGGCCACGCCTTTTTCCATCCGGAAGGCGCGGAGATCGTCGACCAGGTCCGGGTCGGCGGGGATGGCAACAGTGCGGTCCTCGAAGGCGGCCTTCATCGCCGGCATGTTCTCGCGATACCAGGGGACGGAGAGCATGACCTGGTGGATCCGGGACGCGCCGAACTTCTGGGCCATCGCCTCGGCGTGGGCCTGGCCGTTGCCGCGCGCGTCGTAGGCCCCACCCCGGAAGCGGGGCAGGCGCTCCAGGATGAAGGTGTCGATCTGAACCTGCTGCTCGAAGGGGACGTTCCGCAGCTCGAGGGCGAACAGGGCGCGGTGGGCGTTGCCCGACTCCTGCCAGGCCAGCCTGTAGGACAGGTCACCTGTCCGGCCGAAGTCGCCGCTGAAGAAGGTCGGGCGGTTGACATCGAGGCCGGAGATCAGGGGCAGGATGGCCTCGGCGCAGAAGCCGAGCGCCTCGGCCGCGCGGATGGTCGCGGGTTGGAAGACGAAGTCGGCGTCGCAGGTAAACTGGAGCACCGGGATCTCGGCGGAGCTGGCCGCCTCGATCAGGGCGCGGGAGAGGAAGGCGCCGGAGCCGTGCGCCGGGATGACCCGCAGTTCCTCGTCCGCCTCCGAGCCGTAGAAATCATAGATCCCGGCGACCCAGGCGGCCTCGCCCGCGGCGGTCCACTGGCGGTGCAGGCGGAGGCAGACGCGGCGGTAGAGCCCTTCCGCCACCGCCTGGTCGAACGTCACCCGGTGCAGGCTGTAGTTTCTTTTGCCGGCCCGGATCTCGTTGACCAGTTCGTTGAAGGGGTTTTCGTCGCCGTCGTGGGTGGAGATGATGTGGACCTCTCCGCCCCAGATCAGCATGGCGAGCGCGGCCTTGAGCAGTTGGCCGGGCTCGGGGTGGAAGGCGAGTTCGTCGAGCACGATCACGCCCTGTTTGCCGCGCAGGTTGGAGGGGCGGCTGGAGAGCGCGACGACCTTGTTTCCGGAGGCGAAGACGACGCGGAAGGTGAGGATCTTGCGGATGATCCCGGACTCGTCCTGGTCCTCGGTGTCGAACTGTTCGATGGTCCCGGCGGCCAGGTTGTAGGAGCGCGCCCAGTTGCCCACGTCCTCGCAGAACTCGCGGGCCATGTCCTGGTTGTAGCCGACGTAGTACCAGTCGCGCCCGGTGGTCTTGGCGGCGTCGAGCGCGGCGGCGGCGGCCTCGGCCCAGGAGAGGCCGATCCGGCGCGACTTCTCGATCAGCTTGACCGGCGCGGTGTCGTTGACCCAGTCCACCTGGTACGGCAGCAGGGCCGCGGCGGGGACCGCCTCGCGGGCGGACTTTTCCCAGAGCGGGTCAGTGGCCACGGAAGAACGCAGACCAAGACCTTCAGCTCGGGCTTGTCCAGTTTTAGAGGTCGGTGTGAGCTTGTCGTTGTCTGCGCTCATCGGTGGCTACTTTCCCGTCAGGATTTTTTCGCGGATCTCGGCCGCGGCGGCGTCGGACAATCCGGCCGGCTTGGTGGCTGCTGCTTCAGTCGCGGCGGCCGGGGTTTCGGTTGCCGATTTCGGGGCCGGCATCATGCCGAACAGCTTGACCGGGTCGAGGTCCTTGATCCCGACCGAGCCGTCGGCCAGGCCGGCGGTGGCGGTGGCCAGGGTCAGGTTGAGCAGGGCCTTGAGGTTGTCCTCGGTGGGTGAGTTGGCGAACATGGCGACCAGCCGCGGGACCTCGGAGTTGAGCTCGACCAGGCGGCGCTCGCGGCGGACCGCCCGGTAGTAGGAGGCGACGCCCTCGTGGCTGAGCGACATCCCGCGGGCCTTGATCAGCTCCGATGCCTTGGTCACGCTCAGCGTGCCGGCGTCGAGCTGGTCGATGATCTCGTCCTGGAGCGACTCGGGGAGCGCCAGGAAGGCGTGCCGGTCGCGGCGCGATGCGGAGAGGATCAGGTCCCGGTGGTTCATGCTGTCACCTGCATCCCGCACTTGATCACCGTCGGCTTGATGTAGGGACGGCGTCCGCGGGTCACGGTCGGCTTGGTGTATGTCTTCCGAGGCGGGTCCAGCGTCAGTCCAGCAGGGCGGTCAGGCGTGACCGGACCATCGAGCGGGAGAGCCGGGCGAGTTTTCGACTGATCGACCAATTCAAATACCAGAGCTTGATTTCCTTCATGGCGATCTCCTTTTTCGGGGGCAGCGTCACGCTGCCCCAGGCGCGCCAACAGGGCGCGTTGCAGGTTGTAGTCTTCCTTGAGTTCGGCCCGGGCCTCGGCCAACTGCCGGGCCAGCCAGCTCACCGCCAGGCCGGCGAAGCCGAGGCAGACCAGCGCGGCCAGCAGCGCGGCCCGTTCCGGGCTGGCGGCGGCGATCAGCTTGAGGAGTTCGGCGGTCATTTGCGGAGACCTTTTTCCCGGGCGATTTTGTCGCGAGCCTGCTTCTCGGCCAGGTGGAGGTCGGTGCCGGCGGAGGCGTTGAGCGCGATCGCGGCGTCCGCCTTGCGGAGCGCGTTCTCCTCGAGGCTGGCGGCGTCTCCGGCCAGGGTGAGCACCTGGATCAGGTCGGTCAGGTTGTTGCCCCGTCCGCGGTTGAGCGCGGCCTTGAGGGCCCCGGACTCGGCGTGGGCGGCGAGCGAGAGCAAAGTCTCCATCAGGCTGAGTTCCTCGTGCTCGGGCTCGGCCGCGGCGCCGGACTCGAGGCGGCGGAGGAGCTGGATGCGGGAAAACATGGCCTCGGCGAGTCTCACCACCGCCAGCTCGCGGGGGGTGCATTCGTTGACGCTGCGGCACTCGTCGAGGAGCTGGAGCAGCGCGTTCTCGACCGAGTCGAGGGTGGCGGTGGTGAAGGGCATGGGGTCCTCCGTTAGCGCTTCGCGGCCAGCGACAGGCCGGAGGCGATGTTCTTGGCGAAGGTGGAGGCGGGACCCTTGAGGAACGGGGTGACCAGTTCCACGATCCCGACCACCAGCTCGGCCAGGGCGGCGAGAAACTCGGGAAGTTCATCCCGGGTGATCTTCTTGTCCGCGCAGATCGCGGCCAGCTTCTTCCAAGCGGTGATGATTTTCACGTTCAAACCTCCTTTTTTTCGACCGGCCGGATGCCGGTAGTTCTGCTGCGGAAAAGGCCCAGGGGCAGGACCGACAGCCGGTCGAGCAGGGCCTTGGCCTTGGCGGCCCAGATGTCATCCGCCCGGCTCCGGGTGAGCGGCGCGACCACCGAGGCGATCGCAACGACGCCGCCCAGGATGGTAAGGATCCCGGCCAGGACCGCGCCGGCGATGGCGATCCAGTCCTGGGCCGCCGGCGGGAGCAGGTCGGAGGCCGCGCTGAGGGCCGCGGAGACGGTCTCGCCGGAGAGGGCGGGCGGCGGGGTGTCCGGGGTGAAGGCGGCGGCCGCGGCGGCCCCGGCAGCGGCGGCGGCGGCAAAGACGATGACCGCGACGAGCAGGTCCCAAAGTTTGAATCTCATGCCTGTTCTCCTTCCGGTTTGGGGGTGGTGGCCGGGCGGATCGTCAACCGGCCCTGCCGGTTGCGCGCGCGCAACGCGAGTTCCCGCCGCTGTTTTTTGATCGATCGGAGGATGTCCCGCTCGCGGCGGGGCCGTTTTCCGGCGGTGAGTCCGGTCTTTTCCTCGAGCCGGATCCGGGCGAGTTCGAGGGCGGTGACCGCCCCGACGCTGAGCCCGTGTTTGAGACTGTCCAGCTCGTGCCAGACCCGGCCGCAGCCCGAGTTCTTCACCACCGCCGCGGAGCAGGCCGCGGTCCAGGCCTCGACCGCCGTGCGGCAGTCCGCCTCGCGGCGCCGGGCCCGGCGGATGACGAGCACGACCAGCGTGACGCTGGCCCCGTAGGACAGGGCCAGGGCCGCGTAGGCGAGGAACATCGGGTTCATGCCTTGCCTCCGAGGTTGTAGCGGGCGGCGTGGTCCACCAGGGCGGAGGCCAGTAACCGGGCCAGACTGGCCTGGAAACTGGGCTTGATGAGCTGGGCCCGGTCCAGGTCGTTGGTCAGAAACCCGAGTTCGACCAGGGCGGCCGGGGCGCGGGTGTCGCGCAGGACGGAGAGGCGGAAGGTCTTGCCCCGGCCGAGTTCGGTGTCGGCCCGGACCGGTATTTTCCGGGATGGAATCTGGACCTGGCGGCCGAGGGCGGCGGCGAGGTCCTCGGCCAGGCGGGTCCCGCGGACCGCGCCGGCGGCATGGATTACCTCGAACCCGCGGGCGGACAGGTTGGCCGCGGCGTTGCAGTGGATGGCGAGGTAGAGGTCGGCCCCGATCCGGTTGGCCAGGGCGGCGCGAGCGCTGTTGGAGGGGTGGCAGTCGGTCGAGCGGGTCAGGACCGCCGTCACCCCGAGGCGGGTGAGTTCGGCGGCGGCCTTGATCGCGACCGCCAGAGCCACGTCTTCCTCCTCGACTCCCCCCGCCACGCAACCGGGATCGTATCCGCCGTGTCCGGCGTCCACCACCACGATCAACTTTTTTTCTCCTGTCTTATCCATCGTTATTTTCTCCGCTATCCCTGTTTTTATGCCGCCTAGCGGCTTTTAAATTAATCAGTTTAACACGGTAAATCCGTGTTAATTACCTTTTGGGGCGGTCGGTTTTGGCCGTTTCCGCTTCCGGCAACTGGAAAGATATATCGGTCTCCGTGATCCGCTCGGTCCCGAGTCCACCGAGTTCGGCGTCGGACAGGTATTTCATCGCGTCCCAGTTGACCGAGACCGAACGCTTGAGGAACTTTTCCATGCCGAGCTCGAGCAGCCTCTTGAGGACCGACCGGGCCTGTTTGACCCGGGTGGTGATCTTGAGCTGGATGACGCCGCTTGGCAGGGTGGCGAGGTCGCGGCCCGCGGGGAAGAACTCGTCCTGGTGGTCGAGCGCGAGCTTGCGGAGCGCGGCCGCGGCGTCGGCGATCGAGCGCTGCTTGTTGGCGATGTCGGCCTCAAAGACCTCCGACACCAGGCGGACGGCCTCGGCCAGCTTCTCCTGCTGGGCGGCAAGGGCGGCAGTGTCGGCGGCGAGGATCCGGAGCAGCCGGTCGGCCTCGTCACGGATCGGGCTGGTCGGCATCAGTTCGGGCTTCACTTTGTTTCCTCTCCAACAACCGTCGTTTTAGGTTCTTCGCTCAGGCTGGCAAACTCCGCCAGGGTCAACCGATAGCGGTTGACTTTTCTTGGGTTAGCCAGTTGCTCCATCAGGCGCTCAACATCAAACCAGGACTCGGCAACATAGTGTCTCCCGCAGCAACAAACCACCCACCCATTAACGACCGGGGTGACGGACACCTCGCGACGAGGGAAAGACTTTTTCATTTCTTCACCGCGGGTGCAGCGTCACGCTGCTCAAGCTGCCGGACGTAGTCGTCCAGGCGGAGTTGGCCGAGCAGGTCGGGCAGGCTGACCCGGCGCATGTTGCCGACCTTCTTGAGGATCTTGAGCGCCTTCTTCGTGTCGGCGGCGCAGTAGTCGAGCAGTTCGGAGTCGGTGCTGGCCAGCCAGTACCCGGTCTGGTCGGAGCAGATCCGGTGTCCGCGGAAGCGGAGAATCTCGACCAGGTCCCGGACCGGCCGGGTGTCGTTGATCCGGTTCGACCAGGAGCGGCCGAAGACCCGGCTGTAAAGCTCGCCCATGCCGATCGCCTTCTGCCGGCCGATCCGGCCGGAGAGTTCGGCGAGCACGCGGGAGAGCATGACTTCGAGTTCGGGGTTGGTGTTGCTCATGCCGTCCTCCGCAGGGGTTCCATCGCCCCCTCGCCTTCGGCCTGGATCTGGTTGACCAGGTCGGCCTGGCCGAGCGCGGCCAGCCGGAGCAGGCAGCGGTCGCGCTGGATGGTCCGGGCCGAGAGCAGCTCGCGCAGTGCCCGGTTCTCGTCCTCGAGGCTGGCGAGGTGGGACGGAAGGTATTGGCTGTCATCTTTCGCCATTGGTCCGATCCTCCCTGGTCTTGGCCCGGATCAGCCGGGCGCGATCGGCGGCCTCGAAACTGATGCGATTGGCGTAGATCGCCACCGCCATCGCCTCGTCGTAGGCGGGCGAGTCCTCGCCCGCGATCCGCGCCTGGACCTGGTCCCAGGAGAGGTAGTTGTGCCGGTCGCCGCTCTCCTCCTGGGCCTCGTCGATGAACGGCCGCTGCGGATCGAGCCAGGGCGTGCTCACCCAGGGCCGGTTCGGGAAGGCGAACTCGCCGTCCCGGGCGCGTTCGGCCGCGAACTCTTCCAGCGGCTTGCCGTTCACCCTGCCTCCCGGTGCTGCGGCCGGAAGCTGGCCAGGTCGAAGTTGTCGACCACCACCCGCGCGTTTTTCTCCCGGCACTCCGGGCAGATCCGGTTGGAGATCCCGCTGGAGACGAACTCGCGCTCGCAGCGGAGGCAGGCGCGCCGGGTCTTTTTCCCCCGCTTACGTGCGGCCGCGGACCGCACCTCCGCCGTCTCCCGGCGCGGACCGCCGAGCACGGCGTATCTCCGCCGGATGGCCTCCGGGTGCCGGTCCAGTTCCCGGGTGATGGAGGCGAACGAGCGTCCGTCGGCCGCGAGTTCGAGGAGTTGGGCGTCTTCCGCCGGGGTCCACTCGCGGTGGTTCTTCCGGGGCCGGCCGCCGAAGAGGTAGTACGCAACCTCGATCGCTCCCTTCGTCCGTCCCAGGCGATCGGCGATGGAGGCAAAGCTTTCCCCGGCCGCTCCGCGGGAGAGGATGACCTCCCGTTCCATCGGGGTGTAGGGGCGGCCGGCCATCAGTAGTTCTCCTGGACAAATCCGATGATGCAGAGAGCCAGATCCCGCTCGAAACCAATGTTGACCATTTCGGTGATCTTGATTTCCCGCAGGTGGTCGAGGATGGCCTCGCCCAGGTTGGGGAATGTGGTCATCAGTTTCCCGATGGTGGCGCTCGGTAGGATCTCGACCTTGACCGAGACCAGGTCGGTCAGGTTCTTCCGATCCGGGGTGGTCGGCTCGGAAGCGGGCGCCGGCGCTTCGGCGGTCCGGCGGTGATAGGGTCGCTTATCCGGCCGCTGGGCTGCTTCTTTTCCGGGCTTTCCGGGGCATCCGATCTTGTGTCGGCCGAAGCCCTGGGCTTTACACACCTTCCCGCAGTCCGGGCAGGTGATGGTTTCGCTCGTCTTTTTGGCCATTGGTTTTGACTCCTTTTTCGGCTCGATGGGGATCGCCGACCGGGGCGCGCTCGCCGGGATCTCCCGGGCGTTTACCGCTCCAATCGAACAGTTGAGACATTCCGCGATCGAGGTCCCTTTCACCGCTGGGTTGCCGGACTGCGCGGCCAGGTACGACAGGCCGCACGCCCGCGCGGTGATCTCCAGCGGGGGCGTCGCCCGGCGCTCGCAGCGGATCATTTCCATAACCACTCCAGGGCCGCGGCCCGCCGGGAGAGCAGGCGCCAGGCCAGTTCGCGGCGCTTCCTGCTCTTCCGCACCATCCCGTTAACGAGCTGTTCGATGGTCACCGGATCACCTCCTGGTTGACGGCCTCGCCCGCGCTCTTACCGGTGGGTCCAGCGTCACGCTGGTCACGCTGCCGTTGCTGGTGATAGGTGAGGGCCGCGACCAGCTTGTGAAGCTGGTGCGGGCGGAGCCACTTCACCAGGGCGACCTTGAACATCTGCGATGCCATCCGGTCGGCATAGGTCCAGGGCAGGCCGAGCGAAGTGAGCTGCTTCCCGATCTTCCCCAGGAGCGCCGCCTTGGACTCGCGTGGCACGGGCCGCTGGCCCGTGGGATCGGGACACGGGACGGAGTCCCGTGCCACATTCGGAGTCCAGGCGAAGCCGAGCTTGTGGAAGTGGCGCATGATCTGCTCGAAGTCCGTCTGGTTGAGTTGCTTGCAGGAGTACGCCTTGAACCCGGCCAGGAGGTCGCGGTATTCCAGGTCGGTCATCCCGACCCGGTTCTTGGCGACGTGGATCAGCTTGATCTGGGTCAGGCTGATCGGTGTGGAGTGCGCGCCAGCGTGACGCTGGACCCGTCTTTTTCGGGCCGGAGGCTCGCTGGGCAACTCGGAGTGGCAGACCGGGCAGAGGGCCCCGACCTTGCCGCGCTCGACGCGCACCGCGCGCCGGCAGCCGGGGCAGCCGTAGATGAAGTAGGCGCGCTGGTCGTCAGGCATGACGCGCCCCCTTCCCGCTGCGCTTCTCCTCCGAGATCAGGTCGGCGGCCTTGGAGCGGAGCGACCCGAGCGATTGCATTGTCTGCTGCATCGTCTTATCGGCGAGCTGGATAATCTCGGTGAGGCGTTCGCGGCGGGCGCGGCGCAGGCCTTCCGGGTCCGGCGGCTCAACCTGGTCGAGGGCAAGGGCCCAGCGGGCCGGGCGCGCGCCCGGGTTGGTCCGGCGCATGTAGCCCGCCTCGGTGAGTTCGTAGAGATAGACCTTGGCCTGGTCGAAGGTGAGTCCGCTGTGCTCCTGGATCTCCGGGATGGTGACGGCGGTCCGGGCGGTGCGGATCGCCCGCCAGGCCCGGGCCCGGCGCGTCACCAGGGTGTCCACCGGGGCGGCCGAGAAGCGGTAAATGAAGTGCTTCAGGCCCTTCCCTTTTTCCCCGACCTTCTCGATCTCGCCGTTGCGGGCGAGCCAGGCCAGGGTGATCCGCACCTCGTCGGTGGTGATCGAGCCGCGGTAGCCGCTGAAGTTCAGGGCGAGGTAGTCGAATTTCTTGGCCCGGGCCGGGCTGAGTCCGCGCACCGCGGCCATCACCTGGTCGGCGTAGAGCGGGCGGCGGAGGTGGCGGTACTTGTCACCCATCGTTATCCCCTCAACCCGGCCCGGCAGGCAGCCCGGGCGATCTCGGCGGTGAGGTGGTCGGACTTCTTCGCGGCGGCGAGCCGGAGGGCGGTCCCGAGGTCCCGCTTGGCCACACGGAAGTCGCCGTCGGCCGCGGCGCGGAATACCTCGGCGACCTCGGCCGAGAGCCCCGCGCCGGCGCACTCGCGGGCCAGGGTGATGATGTCGGCCGCGTCCACGTCCTGGAACTCGACCACCTCTTTCGTCCGGGACCAGACCCGCTCCGCGCTTCGCATCCGCTCGAGCAGACCGGCGGAGCGGTGCGGGATGGCCTTCTCGCCGATCAGGATGATGGCGACGCGGGCCTCGTCGGCCAGGTCGCGGATGACCTCGAGAAACTCGGTCGGCAGCTTCTCGATCTCATCGATGAAGATGGTCCGCGGGGTGGCGCGCAGGGCCCGGACCGCGACGCGGAAGGCGTCGGTCCGGCGGAACGGGGGAGCGATCCCGAGCTCGAGGCAGAGGTCGCGGAGCAGGTCGAGCGTGCTCCAGACCTTGAGCGCCCGGAGGTAAATGCAGTCGGCGTGGTCGGCGTGGAAGTGGCGGGTGGCCTCGGTCTTGCCGCGCCCGGCCTTGCCCACGATGCAGGCCAGCCGGCCCTCGCCGTCGTCCTCGCGCATCCGGTCGAGCGCGTCGAGGAAGCGACTGTTGTTGCGGGTGTTGACAAATCCGGGCTTGAGTTTCTTTTCCATCGAAGTTATCCCCTCTTCGATCTGTTGAGGTGGCGGCTGACGACTTCCTCCACCTCGGCCGAGAAAGAGCTGACCTGGTCGGCCAGCAACCGGGAACGCTTCCGCAATTTCTCCGCCTTCCGGCTGATGCTGCCGGCGATGGCGTTGATTTCTTCCGGGGTCATGAGGCCTCCTGGGCGGCGGTGAGGAGCGAGATCCGGAGCGACTGGTACCGCGCCGCGTGGCGGGTGTAGTGCTCGGACTGCTCATAGAATCGGGCGAAGGTGCGCTCGTCGGCGGGCAGTTCCCGGCCGGCCGCCTCGAGGCGGAGCAGGGCCTCGTAGTGTTCGCCTTCGTCCAGGCCGGGGAGCTGCTCCCAGATCCGGTCCTCGTCGGTCTCGACCGTCATCGCCGCCGCCCGGGCCTCGATCTGTTCCACGTCCCGCTCCGGCAATGCCCGGAGCGGAGCGCGGGCCGGTGTTTCCTCCTGGACCAGGGCGAGCTGCGCCCGGGTGGCGGGAATGATCTCGTCCTCGCAAAACTCGCGGGCCAGGGCGCCGACCTGTTTCTCCAGGCCCTTCTTCATCTCGATCTGGCGGGCAAGTTCGGCCCGGTCGGAGTCGGTCCCCAGGCAGGCCATCGCGTGGACGCTGGGCGTCTCGGTGGCCTCGCAGAGGAACTTCCCGTCCGGGTCGTAAACCTTGATCGCGGCCGGGTCGGACAGGTCGTAACGCACCGTCACGTTGTGGCGGCGGCCGTGGAGTTCCGGGTGGAAGTAGCGCCGGCCGGCGAGGTGGATCCCGTCCCGGTGGATGGTCCGGATCTCGGCCTCGAGCATGAGATAATCGAGCGCCGCGCGGTCGATCACCGGGAGGGAACTGGCCGCAAGCTCGGCGTCGAACACCTGGCGCGAGGTCTGCCCCTTGAGCCGGCCGTCCTCGTGGGTGCGATCCATCCAGGAGTCGAACCAGGCGGCGATCGCGCGGTGGGCCTCGATCATGGTCGGGATGTATCCCTGGGTGGCCTTCTCATAGACCCGGCGGTGGAGGGTCTCGCCGCGGTTGAGCCTCGGGGGCTTGCGCTCGATGCTGGTCCCGGTGTAGGAGCTGACCGACCGCTCGAACTCGGCGAAGTCGCGGAAGAAACGCTCGATCGGCTTGGACTGTCCGTGGTACGGCCAGGCGTTGATGACCTTCATCCCGAGCCGCTCATAAAGTCCATTCTGTGTTGAGAGGTCCTCGCCCTTGAAGAACTTCGCGCCGAAGGCGCGGCCGTTGTCGAGGTAGGCCACGCGCGGGATCCGGCCGGTCCGGAGCAGCGCGCGGCGGAACGCCGAGGCGATCGCGCGGGTGTTTTCCGTCGGCATCAGCTCCCAGCCCAGCGGGGACTCGCTCTTGTAGTCGGTCCAGAGGACCAGCTCCATCCGCTTCGGCTTGCCGGTCCAGGGGTTGAGGATCTCGAAGTTGCAGACGTGGCCATCGGCGACCAGAACCTCGCCCGCGCCGATCTCGGAGTAGTCGCGGGTGAGATAGAAGGCGAACTTGTCGTTGTAGGCCTTGGAGCCCTCGCGGAGGATGGTCGCCTCGGCCCCGTTCTCAGAGGTCCACTTCTTGAGCCAGCGGTAGAAGGTGTCGTCGGACTGCGGGGCCGGGATGCCGGCGGCACACATCAGGCGGCGCGCTCTCCGGATGACCTCCGAAAGCAGCGGGGCGTTCGGGTGGAGGTAGAGGGAGAGGAGGATTTTCTGCTGGTCCGGCGTCACCGAGCTCGCGCGAGACCCGCCGCGGCGGTCCTTCAGATCCAGGGCGTCGCCGGTCTCGCGGACAACCGCCGCCCAGCGCTCCACCGTCGGGGCGCTCACCGTCCCCAGCAAAGCGAACAGGGCCGGCCAGATGCCAAGATTGTAGGTGTCGATGAACGCCGCCCGGGCCTGGACCTTGCGGCCGTGGGGCGCCGAGGCGATCGCGGCGGTGTAGCGGCGGGCCAGATCGGCGCGGGCCAGGGCGATCTCGGTCTTTTCGTTCGGTATGATTGCCGCGGCCAGCGTGACGCTGGACTCTTTGGTGTCCGGGCCGGGCAGCGCGAGGCGGGTTTCGGTGGTGTCCATTACATCCACTCCCGCGGGGACGTCGGGATGATGAGATAACGGGACGCGATCAGTTCCTTAGTGGCTTCAGACCATCCCTCGGCGACCTGATCGAGCAGGTCCATGCGTCCGCCGGCGACGGGGATCGGGTCCTGTGACTGCCGGCGTCCGTAGAGGTAGCCCAGTTCCTTGTACGCCTGGAACTTAACGATGGGCGCGTTCATCGGACTGCCTCCGGTATGGAGTGCGCGGGCTCGACCGCGCTCTGAATCTGCCGAGTCAGGCACTTCCCGGTTTCCGCGTCCAGGGAGAGCTTGCCGGGATAGCGGCAGCACTCCTTTTTATATAGAGAGTTGAGGTCGGCGAACCGGCAGCCCGGGCAACCGAGCTGGCGCTGCATCCGCGAGATCTGAGCGGCCTTGGTCATCTATGCCCTCACGAACCTTTCGACCAGGAACCGGCCAAACTGCCCGCCGCAGGCGGGGCGGAAGTCACCGATGCCCACGAACCTTCCGGCATAGACCAGAATCTCGTTGAGGGTTTCGGCGGAGATTTCGTCCTCGTCAAATTCGAGGGTGAAGGCCAGCGACCAGGCGGAAAGCATCGGGCGCGAGCGCACGATCCGCGCCCGCTGCACCACCACGGGGCGGCGGTCGATGGTGTAGTTCTGGTTGAGGTGCGGGATCATATCCGGCGAGATGGTGACGACCCCGGAGCCGAGCAGCAGTCGGTAGGTGGCTTTGCCGCTGCCCTTGACGGAAAATTTGGAGCCGGCCTTTCTGAGAGCTCCGATCAAGTGGTCGGCGGGTTGGCAAATTTTTCCGTCGGCGTCTCGGTAAAAATAAGAATCGGTGTCGTCCTGCTTCCGGGTTCGGTTGTTTTTCGTGCTGGCCCCGTCGTCGATTCCGTAGCGGTGCTGGAGGAGGGGGCTGGTCCCGGTGATGGTCACAAAATATTTTGCCAGTTTCATCGGCTTATCCTTTTTTGTTTGCCGGAGCCGGTGGGTTAGCACCGGCCCCAGCCCTTACCTCACCTCGCCTCGCCTTGCCATGCCCGACCTCGCCACGCCATACCTGGCCTCACCCTTCCTTACAACTCGATCTCCAGGGCCATCTTTTTGGCTTGTTTTCTCGCCTCGCGGGCGGCGAGTTCGGCCTTGGCCCAACTCAGAATCAACCAGTCGGCATCGTCAACAACACGGCAGCCGCACGCCCGGGCGATGACCTCCAGCGGCCGGAAATCTTCGAGCGCGCGGCAGGTGAGCACGAGAAAACGAACCGGGGGAACGTGATTGGTGGCGGAGGCCGAGGACCACTTGTCCAAAAGCGCCCGCGTCACCGGCTTTTTGCTGACAATTCCCGACCGCGCGGCCAATTTGTTGACCAGGTCGGCGACCTCGTCGCGGGAAAGTTTGGAGTCATGCAGGGCCGCGGCCAGCGCGGACTTGAGGCCGGCGGTCAGGTCGAGATCGAGGTAGCCGAAAAGTGACTCCTGGTGGGCGGGGCGGTTGTCCGAACCCCGTTGGGAATTGCTATTGACCATCATGCCCACCGCCGCTATAATCCCCATCAATGAGCGCAGGATTTTCATCAGGTTTGGTTCCCTCGACCGGCACGGTTGCAATGAAGTCCGCCTGGGGGATTTCAGGTTCTTCATTATTAATAGAGGAATCTGGCCGGACGAGGGATGGGTCCGGGTGGGTCAAGCCCGGAGGTGGGACCGGAACGGAAGCAGAGCACGCGGGGGTCGCGGACTCGTTTTTTATGGGGTCGGGGAGTTCCTCAATGGTGAGGTGGCAGATCCGGCGGACGGCGGCATGGGAGTTGGTTAAGGCAGCCAGACCGCGAGCCACCTGTAAGCTATTGTGTTTACTGTTAAAAAAACCCACTACCAATGACGGGCTGCACCCGATGTGACGGGCCACGGCCGACATGGTGAGTGGGCGGTGCTGCTTTTTCAACAGGCGGAGTAGATCAAGGTACCGTTTTGTCTGTGACGGATTCATTGATGGGATTCATCTTAACACACCTTTCGCGGTGTGTCAACAAGGTTTTTTTAAAAAAACACCAGCGATGATGAAAAACGACATAGGTATCGGTGGCAGGATAAAGGAATTAAGAAAGGATCGTCACTTTACACAAGAGATGGTCGCCAAGGAGGCGGGTGTTCATTTAAACACTTACAGCCGTTGGGAGCGAGGTTTGACGGAGCCCTCGGTTGGAGAGGTGGTTCAATTAGCCAAAATTTTCAAGGCACGGACTGACTGGATCATTCATGGGACAGGAACCAGGGACGTTCCTCCAAACCTGGACAGCTATGACAGTACTTATTTTTACTCCCCCACCACGGGAATCACCGACGCAGATCGCGCCGTCGGCAGAGAGGGTGAAAAACTTGTTTATGAAAACGCGAAAATTGTCGCCCTGGGAGAAGCCCGTTCCATTCCTGTCGTCGGAATGGTCCACGCTGGAGAATGGGCCGAGGCCTGTGATGGTGGTTATCCTCCTGGACGCGCTGACAGCTTCGTTGTTTCCGACGTTCGTGGTAAAAACCTTTTCGCGGTTAGGGTCGAGGGCGATTCAATGGAGCCTGACTTTAAACCCGGTGACATTATAATTATTGACCCCACGGCCGAGCCCGTCGTTGGCGATTTTGTTATCGTGAAGATTGAATCTACTGAAGAGGTCACCTTCAAAAAGCTCATCTATCGGACAAAAAAGCTTGTCATCTTTCGTCCCCTCAATATAAATTATGAAGACATCGCGTTGACGCCCAAGGATCCATTTCGTATTATTGGCCGTGTGGTCGAACGTAAAACCCTGCTTTAGCCCAGGATGTAATCATGCTCAAAATTTTTGTCTATATAATACTGCCGCTCGCCATCGTCATCGGCTACTACATCTACGCCAATACCCGGCCGAAGGCCAAACTGTTCTGCCCCGCCTGTGGCACCCTCGCCGTGCCCAAACAAGCTCGGCGCGGATCGCTCGGCGTCGAGGTCGTCCTCTGGCTCCTCCTCCTGGTTCCCGGACTGATCTATTCCGTCTGGCGCCTCTCGGGTGACACCAACACCTGCCCTGCCTGTGGAGCTCGAACCCTCATCCCCGCCGACTCCCCCGTCGCCGTCCGAATGCTCCAGGGCAAAAAGTGACCACGAGCTGCGGGAGAAATAAAAATAATATTTTTTTGTTCCCGGACCCCGTTTTTCGCGTCTTCTTTCCCGGGAGGATCACTTTCTTGATTTTTTGTAAGCTATATTACAAATTATCCAACTTTTTCATTTTGAATGCGGAAAAATCGTCATCGTTTTCACTCTGTTGATTTTTTTAATTATTTCTTGATTTTATAATTCAAGTGTATTTTATCAATCATAACCTGTTGATCTTTAGAACGAAGGTGCTGTTTTTACCCATGACCTGGCTGCGTCCGACGCCCGCCAGGCCGCATAAATGGGCTGAAGTTTTTCGGATAGGGTTTTTGTGTTTCTTGGCCCCTGCCGCCCGCATGATTACTGGGCTGTCAGGCCGTTTCAGGCCTGCTCAAGGTTTCTCAGGTTCCCTGCGGTGGTACACCAGGATCGGGGCGGACCTGATTCCGGCGAACGGAACCAACGGATCCGACGGATCAGACGGATCGTCGCGTTGCCTTCGGGATGTTCCGTTTTATCCGTTGGTTCCGTTCGGTCGAATCAAGGCCACAGCCTCGCCAGTCGCCGCCCGGCAATCATTTCCGGTCTTATCCGTTCCATCCGATCCTCGTCCGTTTCATCCGTTTAACC